GAGGCGATGGAAGACGATCTTGCACTTGCTCAAAGACTTTTGGAGCTACGGCAAGATGGGAAGATTTACCATGCCGAAAAACATGAAAACGGAATGACTGTGTTATTAGATGTATGAAAAACATACTTGTAGAATTTGGTGAATACGGGGCTAGGATTTATAAAGATCCTGCAATAATAGAACAAAAAAAACATCTTCCAAACTGTTTTATCAATCCAGATACAACTGCTGTTTTAGGTATTAGTCCCATTTATTGGCAGGTCGATTCTTATGGAAAAATTGTAAGGTGTAGCGAGGAAGACATGATTAGAAGAAACGATCATCACAGCACTATTGTAACTGGCGAAGTACAATCACTTGAAAATGTAAACATTAACGATCTTAGAAAAGAATTTAATGAAACTTTTGACGGCAAAACAGAAACCCTTTTGCAAGAAATTAACAGGCTAAAACAAGAAATTGGTCAATCAAAAGAACACAATGCTGAGGCAATAGAAAAGCTAAATAAGCACCAAAACATTATGATTTTCATGCAAGACATAATTGCCCAAAATGAAAAAAAACACCAATCCAATCACATAAAAGTAGTGGCTGCCATTGTTTTGTCATTGGTTTTTTCTGGATTGGTGTTTTACTATTTTAGGAGGGTATAAAATGGAAAAAAAGTTTTATTTTAAAGAAGCTGAATTAAAGTTTATTATTCTTGAGTTATCAAAACTACCGTATAACCAAGTTTGTAGAATAATTAACTACATTGACAGCATCGCGTCTAATCAAAAAGAAGAAGAAAAACCTATCAATGAGCAAATTATTGATGGGATTAACAACATACTTTAATAATGGAAGATCAGCTTACAATCTACAAAAAGATTAGAAGCGATCCTTGGGAGTTTGCTGCTAGGGCTGTCTATACTCAAGACCAGAAAGACAGAGCCAATCCGATCAAGCGGTTTCCATCACAATTAGATTATCTAAAATTGTATTTCAGGGTGTGGCAGAAAAAGCGCCTTGTGGCGGTGCCAAAATCCCGCCGGATGTTCTTGTCTTGGGCTACATTGATCCTGTATTTGCACGACACAATGTTCAATATTGGTCGGCAAACTGCGGTTGTATCTAAAAAAGAAGATGATGCTGACGATCTTTTGGAGCGTATGGCGTTCATACTGAAGAATATTCCTGAAGATGTTATTCCAAAAGACCTGATTCCAAAGTGGGAAAAGACCTATTGTTGTATTGATTTTCCCGAGATTGGATCACGGATTTTGGGGTTTCCTTCTGGATCGGATCAGCTTCGTTCGTATGCCGCATCAGGTATTCTAGCCGATGAGTGTGCATTCTGGCCTGATGCTGAAGAGATGTACGCAGCTACCTTTCCGATCATTGAAGAAGATGGAAAGATGACAATGATTTCATCTGCTGCTCCGGGTTTCTTTAAGAAACTTGTGCATGATGAATTGGATGGGGAAGCAGACGATGGCAAGAGAGCCGAAAAAAAGTTCCCAATGGACGGTATCGAGATTTGGGAAAACCCAACAAATAGATTCACCGTTTTTCAGATTCATTATACGGCAGACCCCAAAAAGCGCGATGGATCATACCGCTCGACCATGCGCTCTGGTATGCCATTATCCAAGTTCAATCAAGAGTACGAGATTTCATGGGAAACATACGAAGGTAAAGTAGTATTCCCAGACTGGAACAAGGCTATTCATGGCTCAAAAGAGCGTTTGTGGCCGCATACTGGCCTTCCGATCATTTGTGGTGTTGACTTTGGATTGACTCCGGCCTGTGTTTTTGGGCAGATTCAGGAAAATAAACTCGTTATTTTTGATGAAATTGTTACGACAAACATGGGTGCAGAACGGTTTACAGAGCTAATTAAGCTGCATATTTCAAAGACTTATCCTAATTGGAACAACACAAAAAAGTCCGTCATCATGTTTATTGACCCTGCTGGAGTGCAGAGGTCGCAGAGTGACGAAACGACTTGTGCCCAAAAGCTGTCAAAATACTTCAACCCAATGCCCGGATCTTTGACATTTGAAGATCGGCGCGGATCGGTTGAGAACTTTTTGTGCAAAATGACCAAAGGGGAGCCAAACCTGAAAGTTGACATGACAACTTGCAGAATTTTGACTGGCGGCTTCGATGGGGGTTATCATTTTTCTGAGAGTGCGTTTTCGATAGAGCCTAGCAAGGTACGGCCTGTGAAAAACGAGTATTCGCATATCCATGATGCGTTACAGTATCTATGTAGCGGCATTATTGGGCGGCGCAAGGATCGTTCAATTCACATACCGGAACCGGGTTATCTGTTCGAGCGTTATGGAGGTATGAATGGAAATCAAAAAGAAGACCGAAATTAAAGACGATCTTGTAACAATTACGGCCTCGTATAAAGAAGAGGCAAAGAACGCTAAGGCAAATCGGATGCGGCTTAACCGCACCAATTATGACTGCTACCATTTGCGGCAAGACTGGTCGCATAAGCGCAAGGGGCAGAGCCGCGAGTTTCTGGCGAAGCAGCCAATGGCCGTAGAGCAGATTTCTACCTTCATTCAACAGGGTCTGGTCGATTCTGGCGATTGGTTCGGAGTTCAGAAGGCTCCGGGCGTTACCGATGCGGTACTGACCGAATCTGAAGTAGCTGCCATTATGAAGTGGGCATTTGAAAAGTGTGAATTTCTTACCTATGTTGGAGATTCAGTCAAGGATTGCTTGCTTCAGTCTCTTGCTATTACCAAGAACTATGGCTGTTACAAGCCAAAGGCTTATTTCTATACCGAGACCAAGGAAAAGGGCGGCAAGTTTGTCGATGTACTGAAGCGGGAAACGAGGGACTATTGGTGTCCTAAGTTGGAGCTTGTACGGGCCGAGGACTTCTACCCAGACCCAAGTGGCAAGGGATTGTATGTCATTCATGAGACCTACTTGGACATTTCTGAGCTTTACGCCATGTCTGAGGGGCCGTATGCAGTTTATGACCGTTCTAAGGTAGAGCTTTTGCATGGGACTTTGATGGAGTCCGATATGCAAGCGGCTAAGAAGTCACGGGAAACGGGTCAAAATACCTCAATTAACGGTTATCGCAAGAAAGTTAAGATCAATGAATGTTGGGGCACAATTCTTGACCCCGCTACCGGAAAGGTCCGTCAAAAAGATGTTGTTTGGACCATTGCCGATGATCGTATTGTGATTCAGGAGCCTACGGACTACCCGTTCTGGCACAATTCTGCTCCTTTGATCTCAGCGGCCTTTGTTCGGGTTCCTAGATCCGTTTGGCATAAAGCCCTGATGGATGCTCCTACTCAGACCAACATTGCTCTAAACGAGCTTTACAACCTTATGGTTGATGCTGGCATGAACGATGCTCACGGCATTAAGCAGATTCGGGCTGACTGGCTGGAAGATGAGAGTCAAGTTTCCAACGGTATCTATCCGGGCATTACGCTCAAGGTGAATAGCCAATGTCCTCCGGGCATGAAGGTTCTTGAGCGGGTTGATACTAGCTCGATGAGTAGCGAAGCCTTGAATGTGTTCAATACCATGTCGGCTGAGTTCTCGGCCTCGGCACTGACGAACGATCTTCGCATGGGCGTACTTCCTAACAGGGCTGTAAAGGCTACTGAAGTTGTGGAAGCCTCCCAAAGTATTACTTCCGTCTTCACTGGCATCTCAAAGGTATTGGAACAGACCCATATTGAGCCAAACATGAACATGATGTTTGCCAATATTCTTCAACACTTCTCTGAGATTGATCCTGCTGAGATGAAAGCCGTATTGGGCGATGATAGGTATTTTACGATAGTTAGAATGGGCAAAGAAGCCCTGTTCGCAAAAGCCTATGATGGGTTCAAGTTTAGGGTTTATGGTATTTCCAAAATCCTTGCAAAGCAGAAGGATTTCAGAAAGTTTACTGCCCTGCTTCAAACCATTGCCTCTTCCGACCTCTTGGTTGAGGAGTTTATCAAGCAGTTTTCTATGGGCAAGTTCCTTGGTAAGATTATTAAGTCTCTCGATATTAACGAGGACGAACTAAAAATTGGCGAGGAAGATAAATTGATGATGATGATGGGTCAAATGGGTGGCGGTCAAGCGCCAATGCCATCCGAACAAGGCCCAAATATGCAAAGTCAGATTCCGCAAGCTGGCGCTCAACAAAGTGCTGAGACTGTGGAAAGCATGATTCCACGATCTAATTTTGGTGGATTACAAGGAAAGGCTGAAGGGGGAATGGCATGAAAGAAGTAAAGATGAAGAAAATGTACGATTCTGAATTGATGAAAAAAGGCTATAAAGCCACAAAGATTGTTCAGGATGGATTGACTGGTAAACCTCCGGTCATTGAAGATGAATGCTATTATGGAACCGAAGATCAGGTAAAATATCTGAAGGATCGGGGCTATGAAGCCAAGTTGTCAGAAGAAGACGAAGAATGAACGACCAAAATAAACTCACACTGATCCATAATGGTCGTATGGCATCTATTGCCAACGAACATTTAAAAGTCCTTATCGACAAACATCGTGTTGCTTTATTATCAAAACTTAAAAATCTTGCTAGAAGCGGTAAACATGATGTGGTTGAATATGCTAGTACGGTAGCCGCATTAAATGTGCTTGATGATGTTCAACTGGACATTAGGAAGCAAATTGATGCGGCGCAACAAGTAGAAAATGGAGTAATGAGAAATGAGTGACACAGAAAACACACAAGAACAAACACAAGAAACAAGAAAGCCGATCTATGTTGGGTCTAAACAATTCAACAGTGAAGAAGAATTGGTAAAATATACCGAAAGCCTTCACAATAAGATCATCGAAAAAGAACTCTCGCAAAAACAACAACTTCCAGAAACCGCAGCGGCTCCAAAGCCATCGGAACTTCTGTATCAAGATCCTGACGCATTCTTTGAGCTTGCCGTTCAGGAAGCCGAAGCCCGTGTTGAGCGTAAGTTGACAAAAAAAGAGCAAGAAACCGCTCTTATGAGAAAGTTTTGGGAAGAGAACAAGGATCTGCGTGACCACGAAGACCTTGTAAGTGCTCAGATTGCGTACAAGAAGGGGCAATACAAAGATTTGCCAGCCGCGCAAGCACTCTCTAAAATAGCTTTAGAGGTACGAAATACTGTCTCTAAAATCCGTGGAGTTCCTTCAGGGGGTAAGGAGCTTCCTTCTGGTCCGGCGGTGGTCGCCGGAATCAGTAACGGCAATAACTCTCAAACGACCGTAACCGCGACTAAGCCACGAACTTTCGTGGACCAACTCCGGCAACGGCAAAACAGGGGTAAAAGCTAATCATGGCACAATTCACTTGGACGCAAGATTCGCCTTCTGGCCCGTACAAAAACCATGAACTATCTGCACTTTTGCGGGATGCCGCTATTGCAGAAACAAAGTTTATGCAATTTGTTAAGCCTGAAGCCGGATATGGCAAGAAAAAAGGTGAGTCAATCACCATCACTCGGGTCTCCAATCTTTCCGTTCCGACAAGCGGTAAGTTGGTAGAGGGACAAAGCATTCCTGAAGACGCACTTCAACTTTCTACAAAGTCGATCACTGTGTCTGAATGGGGTCGCGCTGTTCCATACACCTCTCTCTCTGACGATCTTTCTATGTTCAACATTGAAAACATCGTTCAGAAAGAACTGGTAAAACAAATGAAGCTCGTTCTCGACAACGCTGCTGCCGCCGCTTTCAAAACTACTCTGATTAAAGCTGTTCCGAACGGAGCTTCTTCAATCAGCATTACGACCAACGGAACTCCCGGCGCAACCGCTTCGGTAAACCTTGCTTACTACCATGTAGAGCAAATCCGCGACTATATGTATTCGACTCTTATCGTACCTCCGTATGAAGGAGATGAATACATTGGTTTGATTTCCACTAAGGCGAAGCGCGGCCTCATGGCTGACCCTGATTGGGAAGAGTGGCACAAGTATACCGATCCTTCCGCTAAATATAATGGCGAAGTCGGTAAAATCGAAAACATTCGTTTCATTGAAATTAACAATTCAGGTGCTTTGTCAAATGGCATCGGAACTGGCGGAATTTGCGGTGAAGGTGTGATTTTCGGATCTGACGCAGTGGCTATGGCCGTTGCACTTGATCCTGAACTTCGCGCTGGTATTCCACAAGACTTTGGTCGTTCTCAAGCTGTTGCGTGGTACGCAATCGCTGAGTTTGGCCTTGTTTGGGATACAGCTAACGCAGGTGAAGCTAAGGTTGTTCACATTACAAGCGCATAAGGAGAAAATATGTATCCTGTAAATCAATCACCTAGTCTTCTTCCGGGCAACATTGTTGCACTAACATCTGCTGCTGTGGTTCAAAACTTTGTTGTCACGGATCAAATGCAAGTAAACGAACTTTTCTTTGTTGTATCAACTGCTGTTGTATCTTCAGGAAATGTCGTCGTTACATTTAAGCGTAGACCTACTATTGGATCTGCGTCTGGCGAAGTAACCATTGGGACTCTAAATATTCCCAATGCTGCTGCTGTTGGAAAGTGCTATTACAAGCGCGTGACTCCAGTAGTTTGTGCTGTGTCAGAGCAGATTATTGTTGAAGTAACTACTGCTGCGGCTGGTATGGGTGCTGCTGGAAACGGTATGGGCTTTGTTCGTGCCGACTCTGATCCAGAAACCGAAGCCAATAATGCTGACTTGATCCTTTCTACTTGATATACTCTATTGGGAGGGGTTCCGAAGATTTCGGTTCCCCTCCTGATAAAAAACAACACTGGAGAATATAATGGAAAACGAAAACAGCACAGGACACAAAGAATTTGATTATAGGGTTCAAATTTTTGACCCTAAAACTGGCAAGCTGATGAAGTATCAACCGTATCAAATGGTCATCGAAAATGGCGTTACAAAGATTGAACGCCCGATTGGATCTGGTAACTGGTTTTATTCAAATGGCGAACCCATTTCTAAAGAGGTAAAAGCAAAATGAAGGCCAAGCCAATTCAGCATCTTAATACGGGATATGCAGGAAATGGGTTTAATCCAATTATTAGTGCAGTAAACGGCTCTCAGATTCAGATTTATTCGTTAAGAATGATTAACCAATCTGGTAGTGCATCTGATTTGGCGGCACTTCAAACCATGAGTGGTGATGCAGTGAATGTTTATACATTTACCCCACCATCGACTGTAACAAATGTTACGGCTAGTTTATTGGCTGGTACAAGCACACCTTTTTTTAACACAACTGCGGCTAGTGGAGTTATTATTGAATCTCGCCAAAAGATTCATGCCTTTCTTGTGAATGTTAGTGCTGCTCAATCAGGAGCAAATACATTTACGACTTCTTACTCAAATGGAACTGGATTTACTACTGTTCTTCAGACAATTTCTGTTCCAACAACCTTTTCGGCCTCTCCTTCGCAATATGTTGTTTTGTTTTCACCCGGAAATGATTATGCACCGGGCTGTGGGCTAGTTGGAACCGATTCTTCTTTGTTTCAGATTCGCTTTGCTTGCGTTTCTGCGTCAACGACTTGTTCGATTAACTCCTTGAGGGCTGCAAAGTCAATTCAGTATAGTCCGAATGTGTCGAACAATGCTGGTATGGAAATGATTTTCAGTGAGAACAGGCCATACACTTTACAGGCTGGAGAAAGTCTGGTTCCTTTTTATGGAGTGGCTGGTAATAGTAACAAGGTGATCGCTTTTTATCAGTATCAGAACTGAGGTTTAAATGGCTAACTACGAGAATACGCAGGACTTAAAAAAAGGCGTACTCTTTAGGTGCGGCGAACTTGATGACGGAACATCGGAGTACGATGGAAAAGTCCTTGAGTATTTGAACAGAGCGCAACAGGCAATGGTCTCGGGAGCGGCTGAACTCGATTTGGATATTGGGGAGCCGTTCCCGTGGGCCTTAAATCAATACAATAAGATTCTAATTATTGAGCCAGCGATCAATAGTTTGTCAGTAACTTTTACAAATGGATCTGCAACGGCGACTCTCTCTGCTACTCCTCCTAATAATCTTCTTAATTATTGGATACAGCCTGAAAATAGTTCAGAAACCTATAGAATATCCGCTCATACAGGGACAAGTACAACAGTCACGCTAGATAGCGTATATATTGCAACTAGCGCTACAAATCTTCCATGCACTATTTTTAAGACAGATTACGAGCTTGATTCAAATATTCTAAGGCTTGCAAATCCATTTATTACTAACTATGACGAGGTGATTCTTTACAATTCTGACCCCGGACAGATTGTCGGAGTTGATCTGTCTGAGTTTATGCGGCAGTACCCATTGTTCCTTTATCGGGCATCTACTCCGACCGCATTCACCCAAGTTTACAAAAATAACGAGATGAAACCAACGGTACGGTTTAATTCCGTTCCAGTTGAGCGTATTCGAGTTCAGTACAATTATGTTCCGGTTCCAGAGCCACTGACTGATGGAGTTACCGAAATTCAGACAATTACTCCATCGCTGGCCCCAACAGCAGGGACTTATACCCTTGGATTCGGTACTGGAACAACCGCAGCGATTCAATGGAATGCGACTGCGGCTCAAATTCAGGCCGCTGTAAATACGCTTCCGGGTCTATCTGAGGCGATTGTTACTGGAACCTTGGCAACTGCCATTGTCGTTACCTTTAATGGCTATTACGGCAATGCTCCCATGCTTACGGCTGGATCTATCAGTCTCGTCAACGGGGTGACTCCGGTTACTCTTTCTATCGTTGAAACGGTTGAAGGCAAGGAAAGTATTCCGATCATTCCACGGGATCATCGGATTACGCTTGAGTATTACGCATCTTACTATCTTTGCACTGACAAGAATGACTCAAGGGCGGCTGAATACCGAGAATTGACTAGGGCCGGGATGAGGGCTTTGGTAAAGGCGTGGAAACAAGAGAAGATCACCACAAATCCCGATTTCGGTCGAATGATTGCAAGACCCGATAGAACTTATGACTATCGTAGAAATTGGAATTGGTGGTGGTACTAAATGCCATATACAGGGCAGATAGCCGAAATTAAATTTGGTGATAACGGGCTAATGTACGATTTGGCCCAACAGAACATCCCCCCATCGGCTTTTATCAGAGCCGACAATGTTCAATTCTTTAACGGGATTGCAGAAAAGGCCGATCAGATTAATACTTGGATGCTTGGCAATCCGAGTTTCAGTACGCCTACCTTCACTGGCGAGAAGCCTTTAGCGGTGCATCGGTACTTTCCACTGCCGGGCATTGAGCGTCATATCGTTGTCACTGATATTGGCAATGTATATAAATACGATACGCCGTTTAGTCGAGTTTTGGTTACTCCTATTCTTGGCGCTCCTACGACTCTTTCAATCAATAATCTTCCGGTTATTGTTGAAGGTGGTAATGAAGACGCAAATCAACCCCGGAAGCTATTTATCTTTACTGGCAATAGCCCGGTGCAGGTTATAGAGGACGATAATGCTACTCGTAGGAACATGACCTCTCCCGCATTGGATTGGTCTGCAAGTTATCCTACAAATGGATTTGTATTTCGCAATCGCCTCTGTGCTTATGGAAACTTGAACGATCCCCACAGGCTATATATTTCAACTGGATCAAACCAAGAAGATTTTACAGGGTCCGGCAATTCCACAATTTCTATATTTCCCGGTGACAGTGATGGGCTATATGGCGGCTTCGTTTTCAAGGGCAGGGTGTTCTTGTGGAAGAAGCCGTATGGCGTTTATTACCTAGTGGCTGACGA